CGACCACCACGACCTCGTGCTCGCCGTGGACATTGACGCCGTAGGCCGGGATCGACAGCGCGGCGGTGCGGGGCACCTCGATGCGCATCGTCACCTTGCCGGTCTGGCCCTCGTGCCACTTGTTGGAGACCGAGCGGTCGGTCGAGGTCGAGGCCGCGCCGTTGCGCTCGATCTTGAACTCGGGAATCTTCTGGAACACATCGCCGCCGCCCTGCACGTCGACCTTCTTGACCTCGGGCGTGTCGGTCTCGGGCAGGGTGACGCCCCGGTAGAGCTTGAGCGTCTTCACGCCAGCCTTGTGCAGCAGGTACTGCGTGGTCTCCCACTTCGACCGGATCATCGCCTTGAAGCCCTCGTAGCCGCCGATGTCCTTGTAGGTCTTGTTGGCCTCGTCGATCATCGTCTGCTTGGAATCCCAACTGTACTGCGCGGCGTTCTGGTACTTGCCGACCGCGTCGGCCTCCTTCTGGTCCTCGAACTCCTTGATCGCCTTGTCGAAGGCGAACGCCGCCGTGCTGGGCAGTTGCGGCTTCACCGCCTCGACGGCGGCCTTGACCGCCGGGCTGTCGGCGTAGTCGACCTTGAGCGTCTCGGCGAGGGCCGGGTCATCCCAGTTGATGGTCGCCACGGGCTCGCCGTCCTTGATCGCCATCTTGGTGTTGGCCGCGATCACGTTGACCAGCCGGCTGGCCCCGCGCTGGAGGAACGCCGCCGGACCTTCGACGCGCTTGGCACCCTCCGGTCCCACCTCGCGCAGCTTGCGGTCGGCCTCGGTGAGCGCCCGGCTGAAGTTCGAGCGCATGGTGTCCTGCATGTAGCGGTCGCTGTTGAACTTCTCGACCTTGTCCGCCAGCGGCGTCGGCTTGTAGCCGCCCCATTCGGCCATCGCCCTGCGCCGGGCCTTCTCCTCGGCCTGCTGGTTCTTGCCGCTGACCCACATCAGCAGCGCATCGCGCGCCGCGCTCTCCAGTTCGTTCTTGCTGGCGTCGACAGCCTTGTCGAAGGCGGCGGTCACCAGCGCAGGGTCTTCCGGTTCCTTCAGGCTCGGCGCTTCCAGAGCGGTGACCGGCCGCAGCTTGTCGAAGCTGACGTGGATGATGCCCTTGTCGTCCTGCGTGAACTTGGCGGCGCGCAGTATCTTGTGCGCCAGCACCATCTTGGCGACGCCGTGGCGGTCCCAGTTATAGATCGTATCCGTCAGCCGGTTGGCGATCTGGTTGTAGGCCTCCGATCCCTCCATGTCCTTGGCGCGATCCTCGGTCATCTTCAGGGCCGCCTTGCTGTCGCCCTTGCCGGCCTTCTGTTCCGCCATGGCGGCGGCGAAGTCGTCGATGAACGTGTGGTAGCGCTGCAGTTGGTCGACGACCTGCGGTGCGGTGAGTTGCTCGGCCGGCTTGATGTCGAGCGGCGGCTTCTCGGGCAGGCGCAGGCGGCCACCGAACTCGTCGGCCGAGGCGATCTGAATCAGCTTGCCGGCGTCGCTGGTCGACGAGCCCTTCCATGCCTCCCACATGTTGTTGTCGATGCTGCGCAGGCGCTCCTTCATGCGCTCGCCCGAGGCCTCGAACTGGTCGCCGACGTAGCCCGCGATCTCGTCGTGGATGTGATCCTCGATCTGGCCGATGCCGTAGCCGTCGGCCATCTTCCATTCGCCCGGCTTGGCGATCTTCTCCAACTCGGCGCGGTCGATGTGGACCTTGGCGAAGTTGTCGGAGCCGACCTCGAACGATGATGCCGCCAGCAGCTTGGCCGCGAAGTTGCGCGCCGCGCGCTTGGCCTCGTCCTCGCTCATGTTGCCGCCGATGGCATGACGCACGCCCTTGGCCATGCTGGTGTTGGCCAGCCTGTCGCCGACCCGCCCGATCACGCCGGAGAACTTCCTGATGTTGGTGTCGGGGTCGTGCGAGTAGCGGATGCGTTCGGCGATGTTCGACCATCTCTGCTCGCCGATGTTCTCCTTGGCCATCTCGTTGAACTGCGCATTGATGTCCCTGACCGCCGTGGCGTTGGTGGTCTTCTCGCCGCCCTGCTTGATCAGGCCGCGCTTCTGCAGCACCTGCTGGGCGCGGTCGATGGAGATGATGCGCGATAGCGCCTGCGTCTTCTTGTAGTCCTTGCCCGACGACACGTTGAGCGGGTCGTAGCGCTTGGGTGGCGTGTCGAGCGTGACCTTGCCGTAGACGCTGCTGGTGTCGTAGCCCGAGGTGTCGACCGTGACCTCGCCCTTGTTCTCGAAGACCTCGGGGTCGAGGTGCTCGACGGCGGCACCCCACTTCTTCTTTTCCGACAGGTTGTCCCACGCATCGTCCATGTACTCGCTGACCGACTCGTAGATGTAGTCGTCGGGTTCCATGTCGCCGCTGATGTCGTCGGCCTTGCTGTCGAACGCCTTCTCCAGCGCGTCCTTGATGTTCTCGCGCATGTCGGGCGTCAGGTGATCGGACGCATCGGGCCGCTCGAAGCCGGGCAGCACCGCCTGCGTCTTGGGATCGTAGGTGAGGTCGCTGGGGTCGCGCAGTTCGTCGTTGTCCCACACCACCTCGAAGTTGCCGTCGCCGCCGCCCTGATTGTCGAACTTGACGTCGAGCGCGGCGATGATCTGCGCGGCGGTGTAGGGCACGGGCGTGCCGGCCTCGGCCTCCTCGTCGAGGAACTCCTGCACGGCGTCCTCGGCCCACTTGTTGTCCTTGCTGGGCTGGTCGAAGTTGTAGGCCAACTGGCTCTTGGCATCGCCCAGCGCATCGCCGTTGTCGTAGTAGTTCTGCTTTTCCGAGTCCTTGTAGTCCTGCTCGTTGGCGTCCATCCAGCCCTGCTTGGCCTTCTCCTGCTGGTCCTCCGAAAGCTCGTCCCACGCGGTCGGCACCGGCTCGGCGTCCTCAAGCTCGGCCTCGGTGTCGGGCTCCTCCTCGGCCTCGCCGCCCGTCTCGCCGCTGGCGATGGCCTCGCTCGCGATCTTGTCGATCTCCGGCAGGACCGCCTTGAACTCCTTCTCCAGCTTGACTGCCGTCGCCTTGTTCCAGTCGTCGCCGCCGACCGCGACGACGTCCTCCTCGATGTCGGTGTTGAGCGGCTTGACGGGCGGCTGGGGCAGCGCCGCCAGCATCTCCTTCGCCTTGGCGGTCATCTCCTTGTTCTTGAACTCGTAGTCGTTCTCGGGGTCGGCCAGCAGTGTCAGGAGTTGGCGCAGGTTGTCGCCACGGGTCTGGTCGCCGGCCTCGTGCTTCCAGCGCCATGCGCCGCTCGGCATCACTGTGATGTCGTGGAAGCCCAGCTTCAGCCGGACCTTGCCGCCGCCCCGCTGCGTGACCTCGAAGCCCAGTGCCTGCAGCGCCGCGACCGCCTTGTCGGAGGGCAGGTTGGCGAGCGCCTCCTTGTTCTTGTCGAGGAAGGCATCGAGCGACTTCTGGTTCGGCCCGACATCCTTGCGTCCGCTGCCGTCGGCCCAGTCGAACGACCAGCTTCCATCGCCATGCAGTTCGAGCGCGCCGCCGTTCTTGGCGTCCCAGTATTGCAGCGTCTGGGTGCCGGCCTCCTTGTCGAGCGTGAAGCCCATCTCGCCCAGCTTGGCGTTCTTCTCCTTGGGCTGCAGTTCCTCGCGGTGCTGGTAGATGAAATTGCTGAGCGACTCCTCGCCTTGGCCGCTTTCGATGGTCTTGCTGGTCTCGGGATCGAAGTAGCGCCAGTTGCCGGTCTGGTTGCTGATCGCCAGCTTGCCGCCGTTGGCATGGTTCCATACGTCGGTGTTGCCAACCGACTCGCCCTTGGTGAAGCCCAGTCCGCCGCCGCCGCTCGCCGTCCACTGGCCTGCGCCCTCCTGCCCCTTGGGGATGCGCGCCTCGTTGGGATTGTAGGCATCGGCCGCACTGACAGAGTCCGTCACCGTGGCCTTGGCCGGATCGAACGTGCCGCGATTGCCGATGGCGCTCTTGATCTGGTTGGGCTCGAAGACGATGTAGTGCGCCGTCGAGGGCTTCATGCCCTTCATGGCGGGGAACTTCTTCGACACCCGCGTGTCGATGATGCCGTCGAAGCCGATCTTCTGCAGCGCCTTGCGCAGGATTTCAGAGGCGGCCAGCTTGCCGGTGTCGGGGTCTTCGGCGTAGGCCAGCCCCTCGGTCTTGCTGGCCAGCAGTTCGAGCTTGTCGGCCGGGATGCCGCCGCCGTCCATCATCTCCTGCTGCAGCGAGTCGGCGAAGTCGTTGGCTCCCTCGGCGCTCTCGTAGTCGCCCGCGATCTCGCGCAGCGCGTCGATGAACTCAGCGCCCTTGCCGGTCGCCTTGTCGGCGTACTCCTCGGTCTCCTCGTTGTAGGGCAGGTCGTAGTCGAGTTGGCTCTGGTCCTTGCCGCCGACCTTGAACGGCCTGTCCATCTTGAGGAACACCGGCATGGCCGCGCCCTCGTGCTTCACGCCGAGTTGCTTCTCGGCGTAGCGCTTGGCCATGGCGTGGCGCTCTTTGGGGTCGATCTTGTCCCAGATTTCGTCGCCCTGCTCGCCGCCCTCGTTCTCGATCTGCTCGGCGAGGTTCTCGATGCGGTTGGTGATGTCGGGGCCGTAGCCGGCGTAGTTGGCGCTGAGATCGTCGGGGTCGTTGGTGAAGTAGAAGCCCGCGCCCCAGTTGCCCTCGATGCTGGCCTTGGACTTGTCGAAGGCGTCGTAGTTGCCGAGCGTGCCGTGGTAGAGGACAGCCGGCTGGCCGTCCTCGTCCACGATCTTGCTGCCCCCGAACCAGTGCCGGAACTGCGGCGTCTCGGTCTGGTCGCTGGTTACTTCGTCGGCTTGCTTCCCGTACCGATCACGAAGCCCTTGCCAGAGTTCGGCAGCACGTTGAACCCGTGAGCCCGCAATCTCTCGATCATAGACTGCCCTTGCGTCGGCGCGCTGCTCGTCTGCTGTTCCGTCCTCTTTGTGGGTGCCGAGGAACGCCCCGCGCCCGGTGCGAACGTCAACTTTCGAGCCATAGTGTTCTCCTGCGGCCTTCACCGCCTGCATTGTGGTGTCGTCGTGGCCTTGCCCATAGACATGCACGACGGACGAACTGCCAGATATTGGCTCCAGCGTGTGGTAAATCAAGCCGTGTTCTGCCAGAAACTGGCTGATTTCGGCCGCGCTGCCGTCGGCGTGGAACGACGCCAGAAACGCCTCCTCGCCGTGTGTCGCGTCGGAATCGCCCTCCCTGAAGATCAGCACCTGCTTCTGCTTGGCCAGCCAGCCCTTCATCGAGGCGCTCAGCACCAGATGGTCCCACGACGGGCTGGCGTACTCGGTCATCGTCGAGTTCTCGGCCCCGTCGCTCCACAGGCCGATCACCGGCTTGACCTCGCCCTTCATGCGCAGCGCCTTGTCGACCTCCTCGGCGACGTGGCTGATGAACTTGTGCCGCGTGCTCTTGAGCCCGAGGCGCGCTTCCTTGAGGTGCGTGCCCTCGCGGATGTTGGGCGACACGAACTCGTAGGAGTGCGCCGTGCCGGCGCTCGGGCTGCGCGCGAACTCGCCCGCGTTCTCGGGCTGGCCGCGTGGATGCTGGCTCTCGTCCCAGTCGGCGCGCATCGAATCGGTGATGACCTTGCTCGCGGGATCGAACGTGCCCTTGTTGCCGGTAGCCGACTTGACGCGCTTTGGATCGAACACCTTCACCGCGATCTCGTTGCGATGAAAGTCCCAGCCGAGGAACATCACGCCGTCGTAACCCTGCTCCTGCAGCTTCTGGTCCGATGTGTTGGCGTACTTCGACATCACCCGGTCCTTGGCGTCTTCCTTCAGGCCACGCACGTCGAAGACCTTGGGTCTGCTCATGCCGACATAGACCGGCATCACATTCGCGCCGCCCGCTGATGGCTCCCCGGCGTACTTCGAGGCCGTCTCGGGATTCGAGGTGAACCAATATCCGGTCGACATGCCGTAGGGACCGCGCGTCGGCTTGAACTCGGAGAAGCTCCGTTGCGTGCCGTGGTACATGCGCAGCGGTGCGCCCTTCTTATCGACCACCTTGCTCTTGCCGAACCACGCCTTGAACTCCGGCGTCTCGGTCTGCGCTATCCGGCCCGCCTCCACATCGCGAGGCGGGCTTGCGCTTTTGGGTGCTTCCCCGCCCCTCCTCCAGCGGTCCATTCACCTGACTCGTCGCGTGGTTCAGAGGGATCGTAGGCGTCGGCGCGCTGCACCTTGGTCGGCTCGCCGGTCTGCGACGCCGTCTTGAAATCGGTAAAGCTCGCGTGCTTGGCCCCGAACTCCTCGGCCTCGCGCAGCAGGTCGATGATGCCGATGTTGATGCGCGCCACGTCCATCTTCATCGCGTCGAAGTTGCCCTTCTGCGCCGCCAGCCCGATCAGGGCCGCCCAGCGGTGATGGCCGTCGAGGATGTAGTTGTCGTTGCTGATGACCGTGCGCACCGCCTGCTTGGGATCGAAGTGCTGGGCGATGGCGGCGACCTTGACGCCGTTCAACTGGTTCTGCGTGGCGCGCAGGTGACTTGCCAGTTCCTGTCCCTCGCTCACCGTGTAGCCCTTCTTGGCGAGGAACTTCTTGAAGCGCTCGGTGTCCTCCAGATCGAACTGGGGCATCTTCACCCGAGGGATGCCCTTCGACTCGCTGCAGAACAGGTTGGTGCCCTGAACGCTGACGTTGCACAGGTCGAAGTCCTTGGCCTTGAGCTTGAGCTTGATCATCTCGGCCGAGACCTTCGACAGGTGATCGAGCAGCGTCGAGACCTCGCGCGGCTGCGCCAGCACCACCGGCTTGTTCTCGTACAGCGCCCGCGCCGCATCCTCGACGTGCGGGGTGTGGATGCGGCCCTGCCCGTCGATGAACGCCTCGCGACTGTAGCCATGGCCGGGGTGCATCTTGCCGTCGACCACGGCGTGCAGCGACTCGTGGCGCTTGTCGATGTCCTCCTCGCTGACGCCGTAGCTCTTGCCGATCTCCTTCGATTCGGCCAGCAGCTTCTTGGCCTCGGCGGTCGGCATGTCGTGCAGCCGGCGCTTCCAGATTTCGTTGGCGGTCTCGCTCAGCCCGAGCGGCGACGGCACCAGCTTTCGCCCTAGCTCCTTCTCGGCGTGATCGTACAGCGCATGCCCGATGCCCTTGCCGCGATGGGCCTCCTCGACGTTGACGTGACTGAGGAACGGATGGCCGCGCGCATTGAGCGATGCCGAGCCGGCGTACTGGCCGCCGACATGGGCGTCGTAGCTCATGCTGCCCGGCGGCGAGGTGATCGCCACGGTGCCACCAGTCGCCTCGCCCTTGGTGGCGAACTGGCCCTTGTTGGTCGGCTGGCCGCGCGGGTGGGCGCTTTCGTCCCACGCATCCATGCGCGCCAGCATGTCCTGCACCAGCGTCTCGTCGATCAGCACAGGCTCGACGTTGCGCTCGACGGTGAGCGCATCAGCCCGCGCCAGCGCCTTGTCGAGGCGCGCTTCGAGCGCCTGAAACTTCGCGACGATCAGGTGGTGCGGTACGCCCATGGGCAACTCCTGATGGGACGGCGGGTGCCGTAGGCGGTGTCAACAACCCCGGCCACCCGCCGAAGACGACAAGAGCCTGTGAGAGGTCAGGTGCAGTCGTCGTCATCCTGCCCGGCCTCGGCCTTGTGGAAGGCCGCGCCTGATTTCAGTGCCCCAGCCACCGTGGGGTCCGCCGTCTTCGCGGCCGCCGCCAACTGGCTGGCCGCTGTGGCATGGCCTTCCGTGGAACGGTCGTCGTCGAGGGCAGCATCCACACGGCGGCTGAGCCCGTGAAGCCGGTCGCGCAAGCTGTCGAAGCGCGCATCGCACTCGGCCATCACCGCCGCGTCGGGTTCCTCGTCGACACCGCTGATCGTGCCCTTGTTCTTGCTGGCGTAGAAGACGCTCTCGCCCTTCTTGTCGCCGTACTCGTTCTGCATGTTCGACTTGATCTTCTCGCCCTTGTCGGTCAGCGGCATTGCAGCCTCCATTCGTTCCCTATCAGATTGATAGGTCGATCTGATAGGTCACCCTCGGATCGGCGGGCCGAAGACCTGCCAGCCCAGCAGCACGAACAGGATGTACGACACCACGCCCATGCTGGCCGGGCCATACGGGCCGAGCAGGGCGAAGTGCCAACAGATGGCAAGGATCAGCATGATCAGCATGATCACCCAGAAGATCAGACCTCGTGTCATGGTCGCCTCCCTGTCAGATGATCTTCCAATCCCACGCGAGGATGTCGTCCTGCGTCGGATGCCATGGGCCTACCGAAGCGTTCTGGTCGCGATAGACGATCAGAGGCTTGAAGGTCATCACCGCGCGGGCGTGCCCCGTCTCGGCCACCCATTCGCGCGACAGCACGATCCACTCGCCCTCGGGCCACACGCCGCGCCGGCACTGCTTGCCCTCGTGCAGCGCCAGCCGCGCATCGCCGATGCCGTGGGCTTGGCCGTCGTCGGTCATGCGACGGGTGTCGCCTTGCCGGGCAGCACGGGCCGCGCCACCACCATCATGGGCGTCGCAGGTCCGGCCAGCATCGGCCGCCCGGTCACGATCTGAATCGGCGTCGCCGGGCCGGGCAGCACGTCAGGCCCAGCGCTCACCATGGTGCGCGGCGTGGTCGCGCCAGCGAAGATAGTTGCCGGAGCGCCGCTCACGATCACGACCGGGATCGCCTTGACTGCCATGTCACACCGTCAGCTTGACGTCGGTCAGCGCGCCCGCCGCCACTTCAGCCGCGCCCGGCGAACCGGCCACCGCAGCGCCTGCCGCGTTGTGAACGACGACCGACTGGCCGTTGAGCACGGTGGCGCTCGCCGTCACGACCGGGGCTGCCGGCAGGGCAGCGATGCGCGCGTCGAGCGTGGCCCGCGACATGAACTGCAGCGCCTGCACGCCATAGTTCGCCACGAACCATGAGGCGATGGTGGCGACCGCCGAGTCGGCCTTGGCCCAGCCATCGAGCGTGTCGGTGTAGCCGGCGGCGGTGTAGACCGCAGGCGTGGTCTGCTGGGCCGCGTTCTGGACGGCCACGGGCTACTCCTGCTGCGCCTTGTAGGCCGACGGCCGGCCGGTCGATGCCGGCGCTGCCTGTGCCTCTCCAGCCGGAGCCGCCGCTTCCTCGGGCACCTCGTAGTCGATGCCGATGCCCTTGAGGCGCAGGTTGAGGGTGGCGAGGTCCATGTACTGGTCAGCGCCCGGCCCGTAGGTGGTGCGGAACGCCTCCTCGTGCGCCGCGAGACCGGGATCGTGAACCATCCACTCGGCGAACGTCTTGGTCATGTCAGGCTCCTGCGAGTTGGGTTTGGACTTCGATCAGCTTGGCCTTGCCCTTGGCCGTGATCATGTCGTCGGGCATGTCGCGCAGCGCGTAGATGTACTCATAGAAACACCGGCAGAAGACTTCCTCGCCGGGCTGGGTGATCGCGTCGGTGTAGCCGTTCGGACCGGGCTTCACCAGTCCGGCATCGTCGGCCCAGCTATCGCGCACGAGGTAGACCTTCTCGTCGCGCTCCTTGTGATCCTCGCGATAGTCGTAGCCCGGCTGCCGCCAGTGGCTGTGCCACATTCCGGCAATCGCGCCGGCCTCGTTGGCCACGATGTCGTTGATCGCGCTGGTCAGCTTGTGGCCTTGGTCGATGATGACGCGCCGCTCGGTGAAAGGCAGGCCAGCGATACCCCGCTTGATCGTCTCTCGCGCGCCCGCCTTGTCGGGCTCGGCCGCACCGCCGGCCGGGATGCTCGATGCCCAGCCGCTGAAGCGCCGCATGGTCGCCTCGATCTGCTCGTCGCGGTTCAGCCTGATCAGGTCGGCCGAGGCGCTGATGCGCTTGTCGAGTTCGTCGCGCAGCTTGGGCTTGACGTTGGCCAGCGTGAAGCGCTCGACGCCGGGATGCCAGTTCAGTATCTGGCCCTGCTCGACCTGCTTCTGCCAGATCGCGCGCAGCGCCTCGCGCATCATGTTCTCCAGCTTGGCACGCGGCACGAACGAGCGTGTCAGCGTCTCGCGCAGAACCCGCAGCCAGTAGGCGAGGCGCTGCGTCGAGTCGAAGCCATGCTCGATCATGTCGGCGATGGCCTCGTTGAGCACCTTGGTGAAGCTCGCATTACCGATGGGCGGGAGGGCCACTGGTCGGCTTCCTGTTCTCCAGCATGCGATTCACGGCCGCCGTGAACTCGACCACGGCATCAGCGCTGTCGTGCGCCGAGCCCTTCAGGCCGAACGACTTCGGTCCCTGTATCTGCGGCGGCTTGCCGGCAGCGCCACCGGGTTGCTGGCCGCCCTGTCCGGGCGCACCGGGCTGCATGCCGGCCTTCATCGCCTCCTTCTGCTGGTCCTGCTGTTCCTGCGCGTTCTGCGCGATGGCGTCGTAGTCGAGCACCAGCGGGCTGTCGAACAGGAACTGCAGCGCGTTGAAATTGTCGACCGCCCATTCGATCAGCCGCGCCTTGTTCTCGGGATCGACGATGGGCAGCAGCGTCTGCACCCACGACACGACCGCGCGCAGCTTGACCTCGTCGACCTTCACAAGCTCGCTGTCGGGCTCCTTGAGCAGCGATGGCCACTTGGCCTCGAAGCTGTTCTTCCACTCGTAGAACGCCTGCTCGTAGGTCTTGCTGGCGTACTCGTTGTAGTCGCGCTGGATGGTCTTGTAGAACTCCGGGTTCCATGCCCGGTGCATGACGATGCGGTCGTAGTAGTCGAACAGCGGCTTCAGCCCGTCTCGGACTCCGTCGACATAGCGGGCGATGGCCTTGGCGTCCTCCGTGCCTTCGCCGAACCCTTCCGCGAAAGTTTCCTCGGTGAGGATTTTGGCGGGCATGCCGCTCGCGCTCGCGATGTTTTCGAGGATTTGCTTGCGGACGATTTCGAGCGGCCCGTCGAGGTTCTGGAAGTTGAGCGAGACGATGTCCTCGTCCGGGGAGATGCCGATGACGTTGCCATTTTCTGCCTCCTTCACGATGCCGCGCTTGATGCCGAACATCTTCAGCATGGCGCTGTTCACCACGCTGCCTGCCTGCTTCATCTTGGCCACCAGCACCGCCGCCTTGCGTGCCACCATGTCGTCCGCGACCATGGTCTGCAGGAACGACTTCATCGGGTAGAGCGAGCGCTGGTAGGCCGAGCGGCCAACAAAGCCGAACGCCGATGACGTGAAGCTGATGTAGATCGGCGCTTCGTTCATAATCACGCAGGTGCGGCTGCGGTGGAACACGTTGCCCTGCACCCTGATCTCGGTGGTGTGCTGGAACTCCAGCGACATCGGGTCTTGCTCCAGCACCAGCGAGCCCGCCGTGTTCATCGGATCGTAGACGTTGAAGCTGATGTTGCCCTTGTAGAGCTTGGTGTAGTCGACCGGCTTGTTGACGTCGACATTCTCCTCCATCAGCGCCACCGAGGCGATGCCGTAGATGCGGCTGAGCCGCGCCACGTTCTTGATGTGATCGTCCGCGCCGACGCGATCCCACTCGGTCTCGAAGGCCTCGATCACGCGCTGCTCTGGCGAGTTGGGCACGCTGATCTCGCGCGGCTCCGACATGGCGATTTCAAGCGGCTTCTCGACCAGCTTCGCGCCGAGCGGGTGGAACAGGTAAATCTGCTTGCACAGTTCGTAGCTCGGGCCGTAGCCGGGCACGATGTCGTCGTTGGTCGTCAGCAGCGAGTTGAGCGCCGTGCCGAGCGTGGAGTTGACGAGGACGATGGCCATCAGGCGTTGCCCGCTATTGGCATGCGGGCGAAGTGCCACGCCTGCCCGCTCAGCACGAACGCGACCACGTCATCGCAGTCCATTTGCCGCTCCTTGAGGCGCTGCTCGGCGATCACCACGCCCTGCGCCACCATCGCGCGGTGCGAGTAGAACATGCAGTTGTCGCTCATGTTCATCTCCAAGTAGTTGGTCGGCGAAGGCTGCTGAACGCCTAGCATCATGGCCGCCTCCTATGCCAAACTATGGCATGACCCCATGGGATCAGGCCCACACCGAAGCCTGCGCAATCGCTCGCCAGATCAGCGCGGACATTGCCTTGAGCACCGACCATCTCGGGCTGGTCGACGGCATCGCCTGCGGCCTGCTTGCGGTCGACACCTGCGCGGTCGAATGGATAGCCGAGAGCAGTTGGCAGGGCCTGTCGCCGTTTCCGACCCGTGACGACCGCGAGTGGGCTTTGACCTCCGAACTCGACCGCGAGGAGTGGCGCGAGGCGGTGCGCTGCCTGCGAGAGACCAACGCCTCCGCTGTCACTGTCGCTCGCTACCGCAAAGCCGCACGCCTGCCGAAACCCAAGCCTGCCCCCTATCGGTATGTGCCGCCGCCCGCCCTCGTCGCCATCGCTGATTTCTGGTTCGAGCGCAGGTGGTTCTTCCACGCCTACGACGAGGCCAAGAGGGACATGGTCCGACGCCATGTCGCGACCGATTCGATCCTGCACAGCCGACTGAACGCGACGGGCCATGACCGTGTGTTCCTCGAAGGCATCCTCTACACCGCTCAGAACATCTCGACGTCGCCCAGCGCCAGCGCCGTGCCGTAGCACAGGCAATCGAACATCTCGTCTTCGTCGTTCGGTGTGCCGTAGCCGACGCGGAACGTGGTCGCCTGATGCCACAGGTGATTGCGGTTGCGGCCGTGGAAGATGCTGGTCTTCGCGTAGGCCTCCTTGGTGATCTTCACCATGCCCCGGAAGATGTAGCCGCTGACGTTGACCGCACGCGCCTCCTTGCCAAGCGCGACCAGCTTCGAGTCGATGGGATGGACGTTGAGGCCGCGCCGCACCGCCTGCTGGATCAGCACAATGCCGCTGTCCTTCTCCTCGATCCATGCGCCGGCCGATCCCATGATCGCGCCGGTCTCGCGCGCCAGTTCCTCGTTGCGCTCCAGCACGCCGGGCAGCATCTGCTCCAGCAGCGAAGCCTCGATCTGCACAAGCTCCCAGTCGATCAGCCGCACCTGCTCGATGGGGAATTGCGTGTAGGCGAGGTGCAGCACACCCGTGCCGTCGCGTGCCTTGCCAACCTTTGACGCCGTGTCGATCACCGAGAACGTGTACTGGCAGATCGCGGGCTTCTCAGCCGGCTCATAGACCGGCTCGCCCTCGGTCTCGCGCTTGATCAGGAAGTTCGAGGGATTGAAGAAGTAGCTGCCCTCGCGGGCGCGCGGCTGTTGCTGGTACTGGGTGGCGTAGGCGTGCTCGCCGAGTTCGAGCTTGTTGGCCTCGACGGTCTCGCGCGGTAGACGATTCGGGCACAGTAGCTCGCCGTCCTCGGTGCGCGGGTCTTCGTAGAACGGCGTCTTCACCACCAGCGACTTCACGAACTCCATGGGCAGCACGAGCTTGGTGTAGGGCAGGTCAAGCTGCTCGATGACGCCGCACACGTCGTCGGGGTGCAGGCGGTGCATCATCACGATGATGGTGTCCTTGACCGGATCGTTGAGGCGGCTGGTCACCGACTCTCGGAACATGCGGCTGGTGGTCTCGCGATCCTGATCGCTCTCGGCCTGCTCGGTCGAGTGCGGGTCGTCGATCACGACCCTGTTGCCACGGCCGGCGGTCATCGACTTGAAGGGCACGGCCTTGCGGTTGCCGAGATAGGTGTTCTCGAAGTCGATCTCGCCGTCGCGGGTCAGCACGATCTCGGGCCACAGCGTGCGATACCACTCGGACAGGATCAGGTCTCGACAGCGCCGGCTATCACGTCGCGCCCAGTCTTCGCGATACGATGTGGTGAGGAAGCGCAGGCCCGGCGTTGCGCCCGGTCCCCATTCCCATGCCTCGAACATGACAGAAACTGTCAGCGACTTCATCGTGCCGGGCGGCTGGTTGATCTGCAGCCGCTGTATCTCGCCACGATGAACCGCTTCGAGGTGCTCGCCTATCGCCTCATGGTGCCACGATGGCTTGTAGGGCGTGGTCGGTTCGAGGATGTGCCACGACTTCTGCACGA